TACGGGTGGCAAAGGATCACAAAGAGCCTGAAACCGATGCCCTGATGTATGGCAAGCAGTTGCATGAAGCGGCTGAGTTTTACATTGGTAAGGAAATTCCCTTACCGCCCCAGTTTGCGTTCATAAAAGACTCTCTTGATCTACTAAAGACATTAGGTGAAGGTGGGGAATTCTTATGTGAATATAGGATGGGGTTAACCCGAGATCTGAAGCCCTGCGACTTCTTCGCCAAGGATGTGTGGTGGAGGGGGGTGGCTGACCTAGTGATTATTAAGGGCGACAAAGCCTATATGGTGGACTACAAAACGGGTAAATCCTCCCGGTATGCGGACACCAAGCAGTTAGAGATACTGTCTTTGGCGCTATTCAAACATAAACCTAACATTAAACTTGTTAAGGGTGGGCTGCTGTTTTTGGTGGCTAGTGACTTTGTGAAGGTGGACTACGAGGGTAGCCAACAATCCGAACCGTGGGTAAAATGGCTAAATGAAACCAAGCAGTTAGAGGCCGCTTACGAGAACGACGTTTGGAACCCCAAGCCGAACTTCTCCTGCAAACAGTACTGTGCGGTAGTTAACTGCTTACACAATGGGAAGAATCACTAATGCCTTACACAAAGTCCCCTCGCCCGTATAAGCATGAGTATGCTATGCAAAAATCACGGGGTGAACACGAAGATCGCATGGAGCGGCAACGTGCTAGACGTAAGTTGGATAAGAAAGGTGTAGACCGCACTGGTAAAGATGTTAGCCATAAAGTTGCCTTGAGTAAGGGTGGTACAAATAAAGATGGTTACGTACTGGAATCCCCTAATAAAAATCGTGCACGCAATTACAAGAAAAAGAAGTAGAATTAGGCAGTAGCAGTTTTACAGTAGTCGTAGTTTTTTGGGCTGAAAGTGAAAACATCACTTTCGGCCTATCGGCGTCTTGGCGGAGAGTGAATTGCAAATATTAGAAAATAAAGCATTGTTGTTAAAAGTAAAGGAACCCAACCGTATTACCACGGTTATTCCTCGCAGCAAAGTGTTAGACACGGGCGAAGTGCTAGTAAAGTGGGGGCTTGAAGAAGCGCAGGTGTTAAAGAACTTGCGTATTCGGAACGTGCCCTCACCCATCATTGCGCATTACGATTGGCCCGGTCTGTACAAACCTTTTGCTCATCAAAAAACTACCGCAGAGTTTCTCACGTTGCATCGCCGTGCGTTTTGTTTTAATGAACAGGGTACAGGCAAGACAGGTAGCGTGATTTGGGCGGCTGACTACCTGATAAAGTTAGGGCTTATTAAACGGGTGCTAGTGCTCTGCCCGTTGTCAATCATGGAGTCTGCGTGGGTCAATGATTTATTTAGATTCGCTATGCACCGCACGGTTCAGGTTGCGCACAGTTACTCACGAGACAAACGAATCAAGGCAGTCAAGTCTGATGCTGACTTTGTTATCTGTAACTTTGATGGGCTTGAGATTGTTAAAGATGCAGTCAACGAAAGTGATTTTGATTTGATCGTAGTTGACGAAGCAAACGCCTACAAAACTGTAGCCACAAAGCGTTGGAAAACTCTGAACTCCGTTATCAAAGCAAACACATGGGTGTGGATGCTAACAGGAACTCCGGCGGCACAGGCACCTACCGATGCGTATGGGCTTGCAAAGATAGTAAACCCGTCAAGCGTGCCTCGGTTCTTTGGTTCGTTCAAAGATCAGGTGATGCAAAAGATTACACAGTTTAAGTGGGTTCCCCGCCCACGAGCCGAAGACATAGTGCATCAGGCTTTGCAACCCGCCATCCGCTATACCAAAGAAGAGTGCCTTGACCTACCGGATATGACCTACGTTACCCGCCAAGTGCCCCTCACCGCCCAACAGCAGAAGTACTACGAAACCATTCGTAAACATATGGTGGCAACTGCGGCAGGTGAGGAAATTACTACGGTAAATGCAGCAGCAAACCTTAACAAATTACTACAACTGTCAGGGGGTGCGGTCTATTCGGATAGTGGAGAAGTCATAGCGTTCGACGCCTCTAATCGTATCGCCGCCCTAAAAGAAGTTATAGACGAAGCATCACACAAGGTAATTGTATTTATCCCGTACCGACACGCAATCCACATCGTGCACGAAGAACTTATGAAGGATGGGTACACCTCAGAAATTATTAGCGGTGCCGTATCTGTCAACAAACGTACAGATATTTTTAATCGGTTCCAAACCGAGCCAAACCCGAAGGTGCTAGTCATACAACCGCAAGCGGCATCTCATGGAGTTACTTTGCACGCTGCAAACGTGGTGGTGTACTGGTCGCCCGTTATGTCTGTGGAAACTTATTTACAGGCAAATGCACGTGTCCACCGCGCTGGTCAGCGTAACCCTTGCACCGTAGTACATCTTCAGGGATCTCATGTTGAGAAGCGTATGTACGCAATGCTCGAAGCGAAGGTGGATATTCATACTAGAGTAGTAGACCTTTATAAAAATTTATTAGAGGAGGCTTGACAAAGTAAAACATCATGATTAGTATTATCAAACATAACTATATGGAGAGTGAAAATGGACGACGTGTCTGCCGATAAATTGGTCAAGGCATATATCAAAATCCGAGACAAGCGCAAGCAACTCACGGATGCGTATGAAGCCGAAGATCAACAACTAGAAGAATCTCAAGAATTGATTTCAAATAAGTTACTTGAGATCTGCAAAACAATGGGTGCTGATGGTTTCAAAACTGAATTTGGTACGGTAAGTCGTCGAGTATCAAAACGGTTTTGGACAAACGATTGGCACTCGTTTCACAAGTTTCTACTGGAACACCAAACGCCGGAGTTGTTGGAGAAGCGCATTGCGCAAACCAATATGGCTACGTTTCTTGAAGAAAACCCCGATTTGCTTCCACCGGGGCTAAATGTGGATAGCAAATACACAATCTCTATTAGGAGAAAAACATGAGTGACTTAGCATTATTGAATCAAACTCTGCCTGCGCACCTGCGTGAAGTTGAGGTAGATGAAACAACCAAAGCCCTAATGGGTGGCGGTAGTGGTATGAAGCGTATTTCCATCGAAGGCGGTGTATGGCGGATGATGGTTAACGGCAAAGAAGTCGCACGTAACGAGGAGCGTGTGATGAACGTAGTTATCGTTGCCGCCGCTCCGAAGGTATCTCGTACATTCTATGCAGGTGTATACAAGAAGGGCGTAGCATCCGCTCCCGATTGTTGGTCTGCTGATGGTGAAGTACCCGATGCAAAAGCAAAAGCACCACAGTCTAAGATCTGCAAAGATTGCCCACAGAACATCAAAGGTTCCGGGCAGGGCGATAGCCGTGCGTGCCGTTTCTCTCAGCGTTTAGCAGTTGTCTTGGAGAACGACATTAATGGGGACGTATACCAACTTACCCTACCAAGCCAGTCAATCTTTGGCGAAGGTGAGCCGGGCAAGTGGCCTTTACAGACGTATGCCAAGATGATTGGAAGTAAAGGCGTACCCATCACGTCGGTTGTAACCGAGATGCGCTTTGACACTAACAGTGCCACCCCGAAATTGACTTTCAAGCCAGTAAAGTTCTTGGAGACTGCGGAGTTCAATGCCGCCGTAAGTAAGGGTAAAACCGGAGATGCAATCAAGGCCATTACTATGACGGTCTCTCAGGCGGATGGTGTAGACTCAGAAGTTCCCGCTCAGGAAATATCGAGGGTTGAGACCCCCCGAGAAGAGCCAAAAGTTCCCGTTCAGGAAACATCGAAAGTCGAGGCTGTTGAAGAACCTACCAAGCGTGCAACCAAGAAAGAAGAAGCACCTGCACCGAAAAAGGATCTCAACAAAATCCTCGAAGAGTGGGATGACTAAAGGAGAGTGCCATGTCGCGTGGCTACACTAAAAAATTCATCCAAGCCGTGAATGATGCAGATCAAACCAAGTTAGGAGTTCAACTAGGCCAACTCTGCATCAAGAACGACATTCCAGTATATGACGTAGCCGAGTTTGTAAAAATTACTCGTATGACGGTGTATCACTGGTTCAAAGGTAAGACTAACGTAAAAGATACGCACAAAGAGACAGTGGAGAAGTTAGTTGCAAAACTGAGTGCGTAACAAGTTTAAGAAGGCTAGGGGGCACCCGAAAAGGGTAGTCCGCCGTCCTATCCCTGCCTCTCTTATTTTAACGACGGCGCATTAATTGATGGCGGCTATGTTTTCAAGGACAGATTTCTTATCGGTAGTACTCCCACCCACAGGACAATACTGTGTGGTGGGGCTGAGTAAAGACAAAAAGCCAAGACAAGTTTTCGTAGAGTCGATTGATGAGGTAAGTGACTACGCCGATGCGATGGCGCACAAAGGCTATGACGCTTATTTTGCTCTAGCAAACTTCCAGTCCCCGGACGAAGGGCGCACAGTTGTCAACGCTAAAGAACTTAACTCGTTCTTTGTGGATATTGACTGCGGTGCAAACAAAACCTACGCCGACCAATCAGAAGGTATGGAAGGGCTACTGAACTTTTTAGCGGCTACCAATCTACCCAAGCCCACCATAATTGTGAATTCAGGGCGCGGACTACACGCCTACTGGGTGCTCGAACAACCCTTGGCACGCGAAGCGTGGAAGCCCATAGCAGAGCGGTTAAAGGCTATATGTCAAGAGCACAAGTTTGAAGCAGACCCCGCCGTTACCGCAGACGTAGCACGCATACTGCGGATACCCGAGACATTAAACTTCAAAGACCCTCAGAACCCCCTGCCTACGAAAGTGCTAGTGGCGGGTAAGCGGATCAACTTAGAGTCGTTTGCATCCAAACTCCCTGCGCCGGACATACTGGACATACCGGGAGAAAGGCCAACTGTTCGGCAGATGGATCCGATGACCTTGGCACTGATGGGTAACTACCAGTCCAAATTTAAAACAATCCTAATCAAGTCGTTAAACGGAGAAGGTTGCGAACAGATTGCCAATGCCTTTAAGAATCAGACAACTCTCGAAGAGCCTTTGTGGAGAGCGGCTTTATCAATTGCCCAACATTGTTCTGACTCAGCAGTTGCTATCCACAAACTATCACAAGGCCACAACGAATACTCACATGACCGGACTGTTAGAAAGGCTTCAGAAACTAAAGGTCCGTACACCTGCGACACATTCAAAAAACTAAATCCGTCCGGGTGCCAAGATTGCCCACTCAAAATATCCTCCCCAATCCAAATTGGCAGGGAGATTGTAGAAGCGTCAGAAGAAGATAATGTTGTTGTTCAAGTCGAAGAAGTTACCAAAGAACCCGTAACCTATAACATCCCAACATTTCCGTTCCCATTCTTCAGGGGGCGTGTGGGTGGCGTATACAGACGGGCTGACCCGAACAAAGAAGATGACAAAGACGAACTAATTTACCCGTATGACTTTTACGTGGTAAAGCGAATCCACGACCCCGAAGATGGTGAAACGCTACTGATGCGCCTGCACCTACCTAAAGATGGCGTTCGGGAATTCATCATGCCTCTCAGTTCGGCTTTATCTAAAGAGAAGTTTGTAGGAACAATTGCATTGCAAGGTATGGCGGTGCTAGGTAAAAAACAGGACATTCTTATGGGTTACGTCACACGTTGGGTAGAAGAGTTACAAGCCATGAACAAATCCGAAATCGCACGTAAACAGTTTGGTTGGCTTGATGACAATAGCGCGTTCATTATTGGCGACAAAGAAATCAGAGCAGATGGGGGAGTTGGATACAACCCACCTACCGCAGTTACGTTGCCCATTATTCCGGCAATGAAACCCAAGGGCACCTTCCACGAGTGGAAAGATGTTATCAACGCCTATGCTAAAGAAGGTATGGCTAACCGTGCCTTTGCTTTCTTTATGGGTTTCGGTGGCCCCCTGATGAAGTTTGTTGGGGGTGGGATGTTAGACGGGTTCTTACTTAACCTTGTCAGTCAGAAAAGCGGCTCGGGTAAGACCACACTATTGCACGCGGTCAACTCCATCTATGGCAACCCAAAAACCTTGATGCTCTCTTACAAGGATACGCACAATCACCGCCTACAACGACTGGGCACCATGCAATCTTTAACCCCAACCATTGACGAGTTAACCAATATGGAACCGAAAGCAATGGGTGGCTTGGTGTACGACATTACGTCCGGCAAAGGCAAGAACCGGATGAGTTCTAAATCTAACGTCGAGCGGGTCAACAATATCT